GAAGAGTTCCAGCAATTCAATGAGGGGTAATTACGACCCGAGAATATGGTTCTCCGCCGTCCAAGACGTATAATCGATTGAATTCACGCCAAACTGGCTCAATTTTTGTCTCGACTATAGGGTGATAAATTGGCTCCAACCTCATCATATTACCAAAATAATACTCCAAACTAATCTGATCAGCAATAGTAAAATTATATACCTCAGCCATAAGCAACCGACTAGTATGAGAGACACTCCTACTTGGTAGATCACTACTGGTTGGGTATTTGATAGATTGTTCATAAGAATTCATAGTGACATCAACAACAGGAATAAAACCATTTGTCAAGCGTATATATGATAAGGCCATAGATTGCAGAATAGGGCAACCGGGATATTGAAAAAGAAGGCTTAGAGCTTTCGCCCTAATTAGACCGATCCGAAGCTTGATTGACGCATTTCGATAAACATCTGATGCCCAACCAAAATTCAAAATAATTTTAATAGGATCGGCTATGACTGTCAATGATTCAAAATCAAAGATTTGGCCACAAAAACTAGCAAGATTAGGAAATCTAAGATAAACTAACTTAATCGTAAATCCTAAATATGCATAATATTCTATAGGAATCTTCTTCCCATAATATGTGGCCAAACAATCATCACCTTCAACGAGGCAATCCTCATATGTTCCACCAATCCAGGAAATTAAAAACTTTGTTATCATAAGATCCGTAAATCCATTTCCTAGACTAGTGTTCATTTCTCCCGACATGCGACGACATTCCAAAATTGCCCGTAGTATTGTTCCTTTACCGCGCTTTGAAAAACTAATTTTATTATGTTTCATAATAACATTCCTAATGCGCTCTAAAAACAAATCACCAGCAGGCAACAATTGAACCATATATTCATACAATTGATATTCACAAGCCATAAAAACATCATAAATAAAGGCAGACTCATAAGCTGTGTAATCTCCATTAGTAATTCTCCATTGGTCACCATAATCATCATCAACACAAGCATCAATATTCGCAAACCGTTCAGAAATATACCTAGGTCGATCAACAACCGGAATCTTTTTAATAAAAAATTTCAAACTGAATAGTTTCTGCTCTATCAACTTAAAAATGGGACCAACACGCAACTTGAATTCATCTCCTCGGGCATAAATACCACGAGGATTCTTATATGTTGGATATGTTTCTTTCTTTATAAAGCTTTTCACAT